GAACGACCTCGAACTGATGAAGCAGGCCGTGAAGTTTGACAACTTCAACCTCTCGCTCGAGCAGATGGGCACCATGCTCGCATTTGCACAGCAGCAGGCCAAGGACACGGGCCAGGATGTAGGGTACCTCGTGGACTCCATCGTGACAGGTCTCGGACGTAAGTCGCTCCCCATCCTCGACAATCTCGGTTTAAGTGCCACGGAAATCCGTGAACGCATGAAGGAGACTGGCGATATGACGAAGGCCGTTGCTGACATCATCCAAGAACGAATGAATGCCGCAGGCGGTTATGTGGAGACCGCTTCTGACCGCGCTGCACAGGCAACAGTAGAGTTGGAAAACGCGATGACCAGCCTCGGAGAAACGTTTGCACCGCTTGTTGGTGCCAGCGACAGTCTGTGGAACTCCATCAAGGTGGGTGCTCTAAATGCACTGAATACAGCCGTTAAACCACTCATTCAGGCTCTTGCTGAAGCTGGAACACTTGGTCAGGGCGCACGATCTTCGGCAGGATTCAGCAACCTTGGCGGAAACTCAAAGGTTGACCGAATGATAGGCCGACTTGGTAACGGCAAGACAGCAGGCTCATATAGTATATATCAACGTCAGCTGGGTGAGTTTGACAAATATATCAATAATAAACGATTCCAGATAGCAGCCTATGGAAGCGACAATAGCAGCGTTTCACAGAGCGCAAAGGCAAGACTCCAGACCGAACTTGACGGAGCTCTGAAGATGAGGGCTGAATATGTGAAGCGCGCACAGGAACTTCACAACAAAGTGCCATCGCCCTATGAGCCTACTGCTTCAGGCGGTGGCGGAGGTCGCTCTGGTGGCGGTGGCAGCACGTTCAATCCTGATACCATTGCTTTCAAGGCAATGGATGGTGTAAAGGCTGATCCTGATAAATACTTCCAAAGCGTATGGGAGATGATAGGCGAGGCAGGCCGTAAGCAGATTGCCGAAACGATGGATAAGCAATGGGATTACGGTAAAGACATCAGCGAGAAGCCTGAAGTAAAAGAAGAAGAAAAACTATCCGAACAACTTTCTAATCTTAGCGGAAAGATAGGCGGTCTCGCTGGCGGTCTCAGTTCTATTACATCAGGATTTAAGGCTTTCGGTATCGAACTTCCAAAAGAAGTAGATTCTCTTATCGGTGTTATATCTGGTGTTAGTCAGATAATCAGCGGTGTCGGTACAATCATCGAATTGTTTAGTACAACTTCACAAACGGCTAACACCGTCGCACTGACTGCCAATACCACCATGATGGGCGGACTGATAGCAGCACTCCAAGTAAATGCGGCTACGAATCTTCTGCCATTTGCAAACGGTGGTATTGTGCCACATGCAGCAGGCGGTTACATGGTGCCAGGCAATTACTACAGCGGTGACGTTACTCCTATCATGGCCAATGCAGGCGAGCTGATATTGAATAAGAGCCAGCAGAACAACATAGCAAGCCAACTGACGCAGGCCGGTGGCGGTGGTCGATTGGTGGCAAAGCTACGTGGTAGGGACATCCTGATTTCTTTGGAGCGCGAGTTGAGCGAGACAGGAAAAGGACAACTGGCAACGTGGAGGTAAACATTAAACATTAAATTTTTGAAATATGGCAGAACATGGCAATAATCTTATAGTTACTTGGAATGACAGCGGCTCACAAGTAGTCATTGCAGGCACCAAGACAAACGAGCTACAATGCGATGCTGAAATGCTTGAAGTATGCAGCGCAACCGATGAGCAGTGGAAGCACTTCTTAAAAGGTCGAAAGACTTGGAGTGTTAATGTGAGCTTCCTGTTGCTCGCTGACGGCATAGACATAAAGGCAGCACTAAAAGTAGATCACACCTACACACTCTACATCCGCAAGCGTGATGGTGGTGGAGTCTACGGTTCTGCAATTTTGAAGAGCTTCAAGGCTTCTGCACCAGTTAACGGTTTGTCAAATGGATCATTCGTTTTTCAGGGAACAGGCGCGCTTTCAGAGTACTCACCTAACAGTTAAAACAATAAATATATGACATACAGTAGTGGATATTTGCATAATCTGCTTACCATCAGGAATAAGGTGGTAGCAACGCAATTTGGCGAAACAACAACGTATCAGGATGTTTGCACGGTACACGCAAGAAAGGTGTGGAAGTCAGGCAACAAAGCACTGCGAGAAAGTACATTGGATGCAATCGATGTGGTAATATTCCGTATGCGATGGAACAATTATATATCGCGAGACAGTTTGCTGGTGTGCGATGGTAAGACCTACCAGGTTCTATCACTCGAAGGCGACAAACAGGAGAATCAGATAGAAATCAAGGCACAAGAGGTAGTACAGGTAGCATCATCACCACAGCCTACACCATCATCGAGTGAAATTTAAACCAATCCCAGAAGATATGAAGAAAACAGTAATCATCATCAATTTTAATACGCCTGAATTGACAGAAGCATCCATCATGTCGCTTCGTAAACATGGCGGTCAGGACTATCGTGTGATAGTCTTTGATAACTCGACTGATGTCAGCTATCCAAAAACGGATTACATGGCAGCGATGAAAATATGTTCAAGGCCATTCACAAAAAAGATGCCTGGTGTAGAGGTCATCGACAACACCAAAGGACAAATCATCGACATAGATGCAGAGCTGACAAAATTCCCAGATAGAAACTCACTATCTGTCAATAGCAACAACAGCGGAAGCGTAAGACACATCATTACCGTGCAGGCACTCTTTGACATTGCGCCAGACGGGTTCCTGTTGCTGGAGCCGGACGTGCTAATCAAGAAGAGCGTTGATTTCATGTTCCAGCCCAACCGTTGTGCCGTCGGCTACATTCAGGAGCATCAGCCAGGCAACCAGTTCGACATCCCGCGTTTGGTTCCGATGCTGTGCTACATCAATCCCAAGCGATGCAAGGAAGCAGGCGTGAAGTATTACGATCCAGAACGCTGTTGGATGCTGACCAACGACCGTAGCCTGAAGCGCAACTGGTATGACACAGGCGCATCGTTTTTGGAAGACATCAAAACCCATAAGGCACAAGGCAGCAGTGGTATTAAACTGAGCCGTGAGGTGTATTTAAGCCTGATGGATCACTTTGGCAGCGGTTCTTGGAGGCGTGACAAGTCTCGCAGAGCTGACAGCCTGAGTGTTGACAAATGGCTTATGGAGCGTGCGCACCTCTGGATGCCTGAGAAGGTGGAGCGACCTGCATCGGACAAAGTAGCCATCTGTGCCATTGGTCGCCTCGAAAACAAGTATGCCAAAGAGTTCGTGAGCCATCATTTGAAGTTAGGCTTTGACAAGATCATCATCTACGATAACAACCACGAAGGTGAGGAAAAATTCGACAACGTGCTGAAAACCTACATCCAGAAAAAGCAAGTAGAGATTATCGACTGGCGAGATCGTGAGCATGACCAATGTCATGCCTACCGTGATTGCTATACCAGATACGGAAACGGCTATCAGTGGATAGCTTTCTTCGATTTCGACGAACATCTGAAGTTGACAACAGCTAAGAACATCAAGGATGTGCTGAAAGATATAGATGCAGATTGTGTCTGCCTGAATTGGCGAACGATGACCGACAACGACTTGGTAGTCTATACAAGTGCCACATTGGAGAAACGTTTTACACAGGCAGCACCAGCCGGCACAAAAGATCACAATGGAATCATCGCTAACCATTTTGTTAAGTCAATCGTTCGTGGTGGCCTACCATGGATATTCTGGAAACATCCACACACGCCAGTCATCAGAGGCACATATATGTATATCGACGGAAAGACCCGTCTCAAAGGTTCTGCATGTTATACACGCCCAGATTACAGCGTAGCCCGATTAGATCACTTCACCACAAAGACTATCTCTGAATGGATGACAAACAAGGTAGTTCGCGGTTTTGGCTGCAAGGCTTCGAACACAGAGAAACTGAGGGCAAATCCTATTGACGTGTTTTTCTGCTATAACGATCGCACTCCGATGAAAATGGAGTGGCTGAAAATGAATGGTTTTGTTAAGTAAACCCAATACATGATAATGTACGATTAGAAAATAGAAACGATTATGGAATTATTCGGTAGTAATATTTTCAGCTTTAGAAAGCGCGAGGTAGCGGCTCCAGGAGTACCAGCGAGCACCGCACCAGCCGCACCCCAACAGCCCAAGGGTGGCAACTGGGAGGCAAATGTGGTGCGTCCGTATGGTCGTAGCTCGCTACTGATTCCTACGTGGACCAGATGCGTGACATTGATCATGCAGACTATGGGACAGATGGTCACTCAGTACCAAAGGATGAATGGTGAAGGTGGCAACTTCATCGAGGATCGTTACGGCAAGAACGGCTACCTGAACTATCTGCTTCAGGTGCGCCCAAATCCGATGATGACTGCCTCGCAGATGCAGGAGCAGATCGAGTACCGAAAGATTTATTTTGGTAACGCTTATGTTTATATCGAGCGCGGTCTCGACGGCTATCCCGTAAACCTTTGGCTTTGCACTGGTGGCGGGTATTATCCGTTGTCGAACACTTACAACTTGGTGTACAACTCCGACCGTGGCCCACGTATGAAGGTTGAATGTGATGCGCGAGACGTGCTGCATTTCAAAAACACATTCCTGACGGACGACTACTACATGGGTATTCCTACTATCGACTATGCCTTCAAAGCCTTGACCATAGCCGCTACAGGCGATGAGCAGGCTTTGCAGGATATGGCAAAAGGTGGTAAACATAAAGTCTTGATCCAAGAGCAGCAATCGCCGACACTCGGAACCCGTGGCCGTGCTAACCAGCAAGAGCTTCGCAAGATGAAGGATGAGTTCGCACAAGACTGGATGAGCAACGACGTAGCCATTCTCGACAATGTGGCCGACGCAAAGGTTATCAGCCAGACCGCCCAACAGTTGCAGCTTTTAGAGCAGCGCGGCTACTCTGACGAAGCCTTATGCAGACTGATGGGTGTACCTAAGATTATTGCCATTGTAGGCGATGGTGGTGGTAACTACCGTATGCCAGAGCATGCAACACAAGAGTTCTTGTTACGTACCATACAGCCACGAATCCGTGAACATGAAGATGAGTTGAATAGTAAACTGTTACTTCCTGCTGATTTTGGTAAGCGAAGGATTCATGTTTGCGAGTTGGCATTGAAGCGTCTTGATGCAAAGGGACAGGCAGAAATTGACAAGCTGCATCTCGAAAGCGGTTGGAGTGTTAACGAAATCCGCAGTCAGTACGACCTTCCAAACATCCCAGATGGTGACGATCACTACGTGAGCATGAATCTTGGTGTGGTAGGTAGTCCAAAACTGAAAGAAGGTAATTCTGGTGGCCGTCCAACAACGGTAAACCCAGAACCTAAAAATGACGGAAATATAGATGAACAAAATCAAGAATAAAATGGATGCAAAGAAAAGAGAAATCAGAACCATTGACTGCCAGTTGGCCATTAGAGAGCAGACTGAAGGTCAGGAGGGCGAGTCTCGCACCATCACAGGCCGTGCCATCGTATTCAATGCTGAATCGGAGGTGCTTGATGACTGGGGCGAAAGATTCCGCGAAGTGATTCTGCCGGAGGCTGTCACGATGGAGTTCTTGAATACGCAGGATGTCAAGATGAACATGCTGCACGAAAGGGAACTGACCATTGCACGCTGCAACAAGGGCGTAGGCTCTTTGCGCATGGCAGTTGACGAGCAGGGTGTTACGTTTGAGTTCGAGGCTCCCAAGTGTGACATCGGCGACCGCTGCCTGGAAATGGTGCGTCGTGGTGATTACTCTGGATGCAGCTTCGAGTTCTACCCGAAGGACTACGAGGTGGAGCGCACAAAGGGCGCAGACGGTAAGGATGAAGTCATCATCCGTCACAAAAGTTTCGAGTTCCTGTCGGCTCTCACCATCGGCATGGACCCTGCCTACAAGCAGACCTCAGTCAACGCCCGCGAAATGGATAAGTTGACACCTGAAGGAAAACGTGAAATCGAGGAAGCCGAGCAATCCAAGCGCGAGGCAGAGCAGAAGGCACTCGACGAGGCTGCACAGCGTGCCCGCGAACTTCAACTCATGAGAATGAAATTCAATTTTTAGTATTAACCAATAAAATTTGTACGATTATGACAAAAAAGACAAAGGACGAACTTCAGGTTCGTTATCGCGAAATTCAGGATCGCATGGGCGAACTGAATGTTGTCGCAGCAGAGGCAAAGCGTTCTCTTACTGCTGATGAGAAAGTTGAGTGGGATGCTCTGACCCGTGAGGCCGAGCTTGTAAAAATGGAATTGGAAGGTCAGATGAACGAGGAGGAACTGGCCAAGCACCGCGAGGTCGTTTCTAAGGGCGAGCAGCTGCGTGAGTATCTGAAGAATGTTCGCCAGGGTAAAGCTGACCGTGAGCTGATATTAGCTCCAGCCACAGGTTCAGGCGTTAGCAGCCCCGCTGGTTATGTCGCCAATTCAGGTGCCATCAACCTGACCATCCACGAGATGATCCCCACGCTGCACGAAGGTCTTAACCTGCCGCAGTCTCTCCGTATCGTGACAGGTGTCACTGGAAACGAAATCTGGCCTGTCAGCATCAATGATGCAGAGATGGAGGAGGTAGGTGAGGTTGTAGCTCTGAGCGATCAGACGCTTGACTTTGCAAACATCACTCCGACCGTTCGCCGCGTTGGTCTGACTGTTCCCGTTTCTAACATGGCTATCGACAATACCGCATTCGACCTGATGGCATTTGTGCAAGCTAAATTCACCATCGCTCTGCGTATCTATATCGCTAAGAAACTCTATTCACAGGCTGCTTGGACTGGTAACAAGGGTCCGTTCTCTGGCTTGACAAAGGCTGGTGACATCGAGATTGGTGCCAACGCTTACAAGAACATCCTGAAGGCTGTGGCCAAGTTCAGCGACAAGGGCTTCTTCGAGGGTGATGTAGTGATCATCATGGACCGTGAGACCGAGGCCGAGCTGAAGTCTACCCCTATTATCTCTGGTGCCGCTGGTGGTTTCGTTGTACAGGACGGAAAGTGCGCTGGCTATCCTTACATCGTGACACACTACCTGAACACCACTCTCGACGATGGTGCTCTGGTTCCCACCGCCAAGAAGTATATCGCCTTCGGTTACTTCGAGTGGTTCGCTCTCCAGCAGCATGGTACTGTTCGCATGACGGTTGATGCCACTTCTCAGGCTGTTGCTAAGAAGAACCTCACCGCTGTGACTCTGAACACTGCATGGTCTATGACTGACCTGTCAACGCACATCAACGGCGGTGCTCCTGTTACTGGCAGCGACGGTCAGATCACCTACCCGACACAGGCATTCGCACTGTATGAGGTAGCTGGTGGAGAATCAAGCAGCGAAATCTAAACTTTAGCGATTCTCAATTCTCTGGGGTTAACGGTGTCGGGTGACTCCAATGCGAAGCAAAGGTTGCTTACCCGCCACTACCCAGAGGATAGAGGATTGATAATCTCAAATGATATGCTAAGACTCGACAAAATCTTATTCGATGCCATTACAGCCAATGCGGAACTGATGCAGACCGTTGGCTGTCGCGTGAAATCCACATGCTTTGAGGTTAGCCCCGACGAGCAGGACAACACGCCACTGCCATATATAGTCATTCGTGATTTCGGAAAGCAGCCAACGACGACAAAGGATGATGAATGGATGCCGAGTATGTGGAATGTCAATGCCGGTGTGGAAATTGGTGCAGTCAGCCCTAACGAAGTAGACGCAATCGTGATAAAGGTAATGCAAGCCATTGCAGATCACATGCAGACACTATCATCACAAGGTAAAGATATTCCTTATCTTAACGAAGGATATCCTCAAACCAAAGGTGTAGAATGGGACTGGACAAAACCCTGTTATTGGGACTTAGTACAATATCAGTGTGACGTTTATAACACTAACGACAATGAAAGCTACTAAGAACCAAAAGACCAACCAGTCTAAGTATATCAAAGAACTGTTGAAAAACGGTACAGCCGTACTTACAGCCAATACACGCGAGGAGTTGGCTGAAATGATCAACAATATCCCCGCTGATTGCCGCTACATGGCCGGTGCAGTTGGCCGCACAAAGAACAATGGCACATACACACTTCGAGTAGACATCATTAATAATTAAAAATATAGAATCATGGCAACATTAAAAGGACAAAACTTTAGAATCTGTATTTACGACGCAACAGCCGAGAAATACAAGGTGATAGGCATGGCGACTGGTTGCACGGTGACGCTCCAAAATAACGTAGAATCATCTGCCACTAAAGACGACGTTGGAATGTCTGACAAGCCGACCGTCACCAGCAAGTCATGGCAGGTGTCGTGTGATTCGCTGAATGTGGCCGACGCAGCAGCCATGCTCACCGCCATCAAGTCGATGCAGCCGATGACGCTGATGTGGGACGAGACCGCAACCAGCGACAACCAGACCCGTTCCAAGGCTACCTTCGCCCGTAAGGGTCAGGCATTCTTAAACGATGTGGTCTTTCAGTTTGACGACAGAACTAACTCCCAAAAGCAGCTTCAATTCCAGGGTAGCGGCCCGTTGCAGACCGTAGCCGCAAGCGAGGCCACTCAGGTCATCCCGTTGGGCAGTTACACCAAGGGTCAGTATGTTCGTCTGTTCCTGGGCAGCGACAACACGGCATCACCTTCGACGGTCATTGCAGCCGCCAAGTCGCTCTCGCTGCATGTCAGCCTGACAATGGAATCCAGTGTAACGAAAGATACAGTCGGGGATTACGATATTCAGGAGCCGACGGCACTCTCTTACGACATCTCGACAGGCGCACTTGTTCGCTCTGGCGAGACTATCACGTCGCAGGTCGGTGCCAAGTCGCTTGCTGATCTCGAAACCATCTACGAGGCCGGTACGCCGGTGAAGTGGAAGATTGCGAATGTAGGTGGCGATAACAACCGCACGGCATCGAGCACAATCATCAGCGGTAGTGTTGTCCTCCAGACGCTTACGGTCAACGGACCAAACAGAGCTAATGCCGACTATACTGCGCAACTTGTCGGCTACGGGGAATATTCATTTGAGAGCCAGGGAGGTAATGGTGGAAGCGATGCACCTGAAGATGAATAAGTCTCTATAAGGTAAGTTCCTTCATTTAATAGTTTGTGTTGAATAATTAGTCGTTCGCCCAGCCTCGCCCCCATCGGCTGGCTGGGCATTTTATTTAAAACCCCAAGAAAATGAGAAAAATAGAAATTTTAGGTCGCGAAGTAGAAATGCTTTATTGTGCGGCCACAGAAACAGGATTTGAAGATATTGCAGGAAAAACCGCCGACATCTTCAATCCTATTCCAGTGCTCGATGATGAAGGCAAGATGAAAGAGCTGATGCCACCACCAGCCACAACAAAGGATTACATCTACCTGGCTGTGGCTTGCATCGTAGCTGCTTACGCCAGTCGCGGCGAGGAAGCGCCTGAGATGACAAACGACATCCTCTACAAAGCCACACCAGCCGAGATTCAGTTGCTAACTCGCACAGCTATCGAGCTAAAGATGGAGTGGTATAGGATTCCCGAAACGGCCACCATCGACAAGATGGAAGACGACGGAAAGGAGAAAATGAAAAAAAACGTGAAACGGCCTGCGACCTCTACGAAGTAGTCGTGGGCGAAATCGGCATAGATCACGACACATATCTGTATAGACTCCGCTATTGGGAAATCGTTAAGATAATCCAAGGCTACAGGAAGCGCAACATCTTACACTATCAGTTGCAGCGACTGAACATATGGGCATCAATGTTTTGCATGGGAAACCCACAGCATAAGGAACCTGAAGACATCATCAAGCTCTATTTTGACCGATACAAGTTCGCAACAGAATCACAGCTGACAGATGAAGACAGAGCAGACTTGAATTCTTTTATGGAAGCAATGAATAAGAAATTGGCAGAACAACAACATGGATAATTATACTTTCTTCTTATTGTGTTTTAGTTATTTAAATTGATTGTAATTTAAGTTGGTTAAACAAAGAGTAGGTGAGGCAAGCGTGCCTCACCGTTTTTATTTCTTCTTTGAATCCAATTTCGCAGCAATCTTTTCAAAATCATTGCGAACATCTTGCGCCAGCACTTTTGCATATTTTTGTGTATGCTTAATTGTGGTGTGGCCAAGCATTTTTGAGACATGTTCAATTCTTGTACCATTACTCAGCATATAGGTTGCAAATGAATGTCTCGCCAGATGCGAGTGCAGATTAGTCCCTATTTTCGCCATTTCTCCGATCGACTTCAATGTTCTGTTATACACATGATTTTCGATTTGTGGCGTTTTCCAGCTGTATTTCTCTAATACCTCGACAACAGGCGGGAGTAATACAGAAACATAAGGCGAACCTGTCTTGATTCGTTCACCGATATTCACCCACCTACCATCTACTTTCTTATATTGGCTAATATCAAATGCTTCTGCGTCTGAATATGACAAGCCAGTCCACATCTGTATAACGAACAGGTCGCGACATCGTGCCAACAGCGAATCGTCAGGCAGTTCAAGTTCCATGATAGCCTGCATCTCGCTTTCGGTCAGATATTCCACACTTTCTACATCACCTCGTTTGAAATGTCCTCTTAGTTTATCGTATGGGTTATTTTCTATTTTATCAAACAGGAATGCCCGACGAAGCAGAGCTTTCAGGTTCTTATGGTAGTTGTGTATCGTCTGATCGCTCAATCCTTTACCGATTCTACCATAAGCCTTTGCACCCATATCATTTTCTTCAGTTGTTAGATTATGCAACCAGGCATCAAAATTCACAATGCCTTCGATGGTCACATCCTGCCAACGCTTCATTTGATTATATTCCTTCAATCTCGTCAGCAGCGTGTTATAAGTCTTTTTAGTGCCATCTTTTACGTTGAGCTTTGGTATTTGATCCTCGATCCAGTTAAGTAGCGTCGGCTCCTCATTGTATGAATCTAACACCTTCCACACCTTCTTTCGTATATCTTCAGTATTGATTTCTGCACCACTATCGATTGCTTCATTCACGCACGCGAGTACCTTACTATATATTAGGCTGACGCGCTTATTCAGCTCATCAGCTCCAGGACAGTTGATGATTTGACCGGCAACAAACTCTGACTTGTGAACTTTAATGCCAGTACTGATATAGTAACTTCTACGGTCAATGGTGACTCTGATCTCAATTTGTCCTTTTTGACCTTTTGGGACTCTTCCTCTATGATCCCATACTATTGCATTTGTATATTTCATCTTTATTTCTTTTTATTTTGTTTCCCCACATTTGGGGAAATTGGGAAACAAATGGGTAAACATATCGTCATATTCCGTAACGTTTCGTCATGTTTTGTCTTTTTTCATATTCTCAATCAATTCAAGATTCCCCTTTTATTTATGGAGGATGCGCGATTTTACGCGCGCATTCAACCAATACCATAAGTGATCCGGTTGGGATTAGGCGAGGTTGTGGCGTAATGCCGATAAATAAAAGAGTTTGCAGCGTTTTGGCAATTCCGGGTTGGGGAAACATCGGCCAAGAAACACACGTTAACCTAATTGCAGTATCTATTACTCTCATACACGCGCTTGATCTTGTTTTTCGATACCTTCAACTGTTCCAACAGGAAAATCCTTTAGATATTCTTGCTGTTGTAGGGTTTGTATTTGTTGGCGTAGAGCAGCAATAAGTTCATCTTTCGTTGTAAGCTGTTCACGCAGAGCCGCGATGGTTTCATCTTTTGCTTCAAGTACTGCCTTTACCAGATCGAAATGATCATTATCCATTGCTGATGATTGTAGATTCTGCTGGGTCTTCTGTTCTGGGATTACATCAGAAATAAGCATAATAGAACTTTCTCCACGAAAGTATGCCATATTGAAAATATCGCCAAATGCTTTGTTCATCTTTCTGAGCGTATCATCGCCAATATATTTTTTATCATTCATAATCCGAGAAAGGGCACTGGTGCTGATACCTATTTTCTCGGCAATTTCACCTTGGCTATTAACAAGATGATTTTTGTAGATATAATCAATGGCCACTTTAAAGAGCTCATTCTTCAGATTCTTGTCTATTTGACCCATTTTGACCTGTATTTTAATTAATAAACCTTAAAAAATGACCCGTTTTGCACTAAATTGCACCGCGTTTCAATTTTTATCTTTATATTTGCACCCAAGAAAGTAACGAACTAACGAGGCGCAAGAAAATAGCCGTCAGACGTGAAACACGTCTTTGCATAGGGAGTTGGATTGCAAATATACGGCTTTTTCTGCCTCGTTATTACAAACAAACAAAAAGTTTAAGTAAATTTAAAAGTTATGGTAATCGAGAAAATGACAAAAGACATCCTGATGAAGTTCTTGCCTGGAGAACAGAAGGTGTTCACGCTGCCTAATTTTGAGAAGGCACAGAGCGCAGCTGTACAGGCTTACAGAGCTAAGAACTTCACAGAAACTTACGGATGGAAATTTAGTGCTCGCATCGGTGATCCAATGGAAGGTACCATGCAGCGTAGTGTAACCATTACAAGACTTTCGTGATGGATAAGCAACTGAGAGCCGAGATACTGGCGACTGTTCGACAGGCGATGACCACGTACAACGAAAAGTGGGTCACAGCTGAAGTGCTTTGTGAGCACGTCGGCACGCTGACAACTCGCTGGTTGCGCGATCATGGGCAGGCTTTCAATCGCACCAGGGTAGAGTATGACGACGAGCAAGGGCACCACTCTCAGGCTTGGCTCTACCCATTACACGAGATCATGCAATGGATTCAGGACGGACGTATTAAAGAATTAAAATGTTGATATAAGCGAGTTTAATCTTAAGCATTTGTGTGTATTAAGTGATTATTCTGGGCAGCGGCCCAAATCTTCTTTTTTTTTATCATTATTTTCCAATTTTATATCTCAGAACAACAAACCCTGCCCGCTGGGAAGTTCGCAGGTTTTTCACTAAAGACGAAAATCAAGTTAGATTAATATCAGGATAACAAACGGAAGGTTGGCCGAGTGGACGAAGGCAAGGCGCAAAACTTAATGATGTGAATCATGATGGAGGCGTTTGGCTATTACACCGCAGGTTCGAATCCTGCACCTTCCACAAACGCCGAGGGACGTGTAGAGACAATCCCGGCAAGTAGGCAAAAGCATTTGTTGAGATCACTGGCGAGATGGGAAGCCAAGGCAACCGATGAAAGGTTTATGAAACAAAGGTAAGGCCCGTGTGAACCATCAGACCGAAACGGCATCGAAATAGACTTCAAAGCTAATGGAGTGGAAAGAGACGGTATTCAACCCGTAAGTACAGCCAGAGGAAACGAAGTAATTTCCGAATCCATGCAAATGGATAGGTAGTAGTGTAAGGCCGAGGGAAGAGTGGGAGAGAATGAAAGCCGAATGAGCCGCAGGAATGCGGATATTAACAGAACTTACAGATGGATTGAGGTTCGCTATATGTCATCAGCGAATAACCAAGTATCTTAGGCAGGGTTTGGCACCTGCATGAGCCTCGATCCTGATAAATATATATGGTACTCCCGTGAAGCTAAGTTGGTAAAGCGTCGCAGTATTGCGGAGGTCGCCGGTTCGAATCCGGTTACGGGAGCAATTAAAT